CTTTAAGAATTATAAAGTAGTGTTAAGTATATCATAAGTTTAAAAAGAAAAACACGCCTGGTTAAGGCGTGTAAATCTTTACTTTAGAGTTAGTGCTTTATTTTTTGTTAAGTACTATGCACCAATTAGTAAAAGTTCGCTAAATGCTGCTCCGCCACCAGAAGATGCCCAAGACAATGTTCCAGATCCATCAGTTGACAATGATTGTCCTGCTGTTCCGTCTGCTGCAGGAAGTACCCAAACCTTATTTGCTGAAACAGTTCCTGGAGATTTAAAACCAACATAGTGGCTTGAATCTGTGTCTGCTAATCTAAGTTCTGCTGTAGCATTAAGGGTAAGTGCTGTTGTTGCTATTGCACTAGAAAGTGTTTTATTTGTAAGTGTTTCGCTACCCGCTAAAGATGCAAGGTCAGCATCACTAACTGCCGTGTTTAACTGAGCAAGAGTTGAGGTAACTGTGTTTGAACCAAGGGAAATTGATTTATTTGTAAGTGTCTGTGTATTTGTTGTTCCAACTACAGCACCAGTTGCACCATGGGCTTCTGTCAGATTTCCATGTGTTGTAACATCTGAAGTGAGTGCTATAGTTCCAGTAGCATCTGGCAGGGTTAGTGTACGATCTGCAGTAGGGTCAGTTACTGTAAGTGTGGTTTCAAAATCATCTGTTGTTGCACCTTCAAAAACAAAAGCATTTTTAACAGCAATTGTAGTTGAATCAATAGTAGTAGTAGTTCCTTGAACTGTTAAGTCCCCAGTAAGTGTTAGTGATGTACCAGATGCTACTCCAATATTTGGTGTAGTTAAAGTTGGACTTGTAAGAGTTTTATTTGTAAGTGTTTCTGTACCCGCAAGTGAGGCTACATCAGCATCAGAAATTGCAGTATTTAATTGTGCAAGAGTTGATGTAACTGTGTTTGTAGCAAGTGAGATTGATTTGTTTGTAAGTGTATCAGTTGAATCTTTAAGAACAATTGTTCCAGTTGCATTTGGAAGTGTAATTGTACGATCAGCGGTTGGATCTGTTGCTGTAACTGTAGTTTCAAAAGAATCTGCGGTAGCGCCTTCAAAAGTAATACTTGTACCAAAAGCGGGGTTAACAGTAGAGTCAATATCGGCAAAGTAGTCTAGGCTTGACCAGTTATTTACACCGTCACCAATTTTAAATTTATTAGTATCTGATTCCCAACCAATTTCGCCAGCATTTAAAATTGGTCCTGCTCCTGCGTTTGAAGATACCCATTGGGCTGCTGTTCCTCTTCGTTGCTGCATTCTGGTTGCCATGTTACTCCTTTGTTCCTAGTTGTATTATATCAGATAGTTTAATTAAAAACTTCTGTTGCTATTCCGCCGTCGTATGTTAATGCCCAACTATTTGTATTATAAAAGCCAGCATCTTCTTCTGATCCTGCCTCATAATAAAATCCAGCATCAACAAATGTACTTGTAATAAGTCCAGTTCCACCAATTGCTGTATCGTGAATGTGTTGAGCAATGTCTACGGTGTCATTTAAGAGTGCCAGGGTGTACCATTGTCCATCAACATAAAATGCAAGTCTGTCTGTTGCGGTATCAATATAAAGTTGTCCATCAACTGCATCTGCTGGAGCGCTAGCAGCAGTTGAAACTAAAAGTGGTTTGCTATCTACATAAAGTTTTGTTGCTGCATGTGTGTTTTGAGTAGGGGTGGCAACTGTGACTGTTGATCCAAAAGTTCCGCCATCGGCTACAATAATGCCGTGCTTTACTCTAAAGTCTTTATTTACAGTTGCCACGTTTAAGCCCCTATCTTAATTATGCTTCAATATAAATTTTGTGTACTTTAACAGCAGTATCTGCTGCTGCACCAGTTACCTGAAGAAGAACGTTTCCACCACTGTAAACAGCGTTAGTTGTTCCTAGTTCAGCATTGCTGATTACATCTGCATATTCTGTTAAGTAAACGTTATTTGATCCATCAACTGTAACAAGTAATTCAATTACTTCAATATCAGAACCTTTTTTCATTTGAACAATATATTTTGCAGATGAATAAGTGCTTGCTGACCATGTGTCAATTGTTGTTGCTGAAGTTGATGCGGTAGCAAGAGCAGAACCAACAAGAGCATCTGGAAGAGCAATACTTGTTGCATTTGCTGCACCAATAGTTGGTGTAACAAAAGTTGGACTGTTAGTGAATGCTACTGTTGAAGATCCTGATTCATCAGTTAGTGCTGATGCAAGGTTTGCAGAAGATGGAGTTGCAAGGAATGTTGCTACGCCAGTTCCAAGACCTGAAATACCAGTTGCTACTGGAAGACCAGTTACGTTTGTCATAACACCTGATGCTGGAGTTCCAAGAGCAGGAGTTGTAAGTGTTGGGCTTGTTAATGTTTTATTTGTAAGAGTTTGAGTTCCATCATTTGTGGTTACAGTTGCGTCAATATCAAGAGTGTTTCCAGTCTTGTCTAATCCTGTACCAGCAATGATTTGTCCTAAACCAGTAAACTGAGTAAATGTAAGTGCTGTGGTTCCAACTGTGATTGCGCCATCATTAGTTAATACATAACCTTGATCAGCGTTTACAGTTCCTTCTTCTACGAATACCGCAAAGTTTGAAGTAAGTTCTGCTGCTGTATCACAATCAGTTGAACGATCTGGAGCACCAGATGATTTAACTACATAAATACCGTTTTCTGAACCAGTTGTTTGATTCTTAACAAGAACACGGTTGCCTGTAGCAAGAGTTACTCCGTCAAGAACATCTCCATTTTCAAGAGCAGAAGCAAGTGTTACGTTAGCAGTTGTTGCTGCACGTACTGATGCTTTCCAATCAATACCTTGTGCTGCTGAATCTACATAAGATTTTGTTGCTGCATCTTGTGCAGATGTTGGATCTCCAAGACCTGTGATCTTGTTTGTGCCCATTGCAATTGCACCAGACATTGTTCCACCAGCAGTTGCTAATTTTTCGCTAAGTGATGTTGTAAGTCCTGAAATCTTTGACTGTGCGATTGCTGCTGCTGAGTTAATGTCAGCATCTACGATTGTATCGTTAGCAATCTTTGCAGAAGTTACTGCTTGATCTACAATTTTTGCTGTTTCAACAGAGTCTGCAGCAAGTTTAGCAGCGGTTACGTTAGCATCTGTAATCTTTGCTGTGGTTACTGCGCCATCTGCAAGTTTACCAGTGGTTACGTTTAGGTCTGCAATCTTTGCAGTTGTTACTGCACTTGCAGCAATCTCTGCTGTGTCTACTGCTGAATCTGCAATCTTAGCATTTGTTACTGAGTTTGATGCAAGTTTTGCTTCTGTTACATTAGCATCTGTAATCTTTATTGTAGTTACTGAATCTGATGCAAGTTTACCATTAGTTACACTTGAGTCTGCAATCTTTGCAGTTGTTACTGCACTTGCAGCAATCTCTGCTGTGTCTACTGCTGAATCTGCAATCTTAGCATTTGTAATTGCGTTTGTAGCAATCTTTGCTTCTGTTACGTTTGCATCTAGAATTTTTACGGTAGTTACTGAATCTGATGCAAGCATTGTTGCTGAAACTGTGCCAGTATCACCAGTTGTAACTACAGTACCTGATACGTTAGGAAGTGTAATTGTACGATCTGCTGTTGGATCTACTACTGCAAGAGTTGTCTCATAAGCATCTGCTGTTGCACCTTCAAATACAATGCTTGTATCAAAAGTACCAACGGCTGCTGGTGCTGCCCACTCAAGTCCATTTGTTGCTCCTGAGTTTGCTGTAAGTACATATCCATTTGTTCCAGCGGCAAGACGTGCTACTGCATCATCTGCACTGCCTACTAATAAATCACCCTTAGCATCTATTGTGCCTGCTGTGATTACGTTCTTTCCATTAACGGTCGCAGTTGATCCCTCAACTATCAGTCCCGATTTTACTCTAAAGTCTTTTGTTACTGTTGCCATCTTTTATCTCCTTGGTTAGGCCTTTAATCCCATACGCAAGTAGCGTAGAGTTATAGGTGTACTTCCCCCCACAGGAACCACAGTTAATGAAACTGTGTCTCCAGCCTTTGAAACAGAGATGGTGCCAATATTCCCATCATTTTCAATAGTGCCATATTGAGTAACAGATACATCTGATCCATCATTCAATACTGTTAATTCTGTAACAGCGTATTTGTTTGCTCCGCCTGCTACATATTTTAGTGAGATCATATATTTCATTGATCTCCACTCGCTTGCGGTAAAGTTATCAAACACTGTGGAACTTTCAATTCCATTAATTGTTAACTCGTTATTGCCGTCTGATCCAAGATCGGTAGACCTCGCAGAAGTACTATCAATTAAATCTACATAGTTTTCTTGCGTTGGCCTATCGCCAGTTTCAAACAGTGCCTTTACGTTGGTGGTTGATATCTTTGCCATAGGGTTATTATATCATTATGTTAAAGAATATAGTTAGAGAAACCAATTATCTGAATACCAATTCCAGGAGGATTTGCTGGATCATATCCTTCAAGACCTATGTTAGTTAAACTAACTCTAAAAGGTAAAACTGATGCTGGAGTTATTACTTTTGCATAGTTTACATTTTGAAAATTTGACGGTACCGCTTTTAAATCAGAAATTGCGACGGTATTGGTCAATGTAGCAATAGCAAGAACTGTACCTAAAGCAACATTAGATGCTGTTGAGTTAAAGGGTTTTATATTAGAAAGGGTTTTTGTTTGTTTTATATCTTGAATAGAAACGGGGTTTGATATATTGCTAATTCTTGTGGTAGCCATTTATTAACTCTGATCTGTAACTTCGCCTATCATGATCATTTCACCTTGACATACCGTCCAAACACGAGTGGCGTCAGATAACTGAACATCAAATACGTCACCAGTTCTTAGTTGCTTAGATTGTGCGGGTGATATGGTTACTGTGAATTCTCCTGGATCATCAAACTCTGTTGCATATGGAGTTACACTAAATATTAAGTCAGTTCCAACATTGTCCGAATACCTTCTAAAATCTGCTTTTATATCAAAACCAGTAATATCTCCACTTTCATCATTTGTGTAGTCTACTTCATTTCCAAGATCATCTTCTACGTAAATTCTAAAAGAAGCGCTGTCGCCTATAACTACCGTCCAGTTTACAAGTGGCGGAATATTTCCAAGATTATATGACGCTGGAGCCGTTGGCTGAGGTGAAATTGCAGATTCGTCAGGGTTTCTATATAAGGCGGCCATAGTTATATCATTATACCATTAACTAATATGATATTTAAAATATTTTTATATTTTATTACTCAAACTTGACTCTATTGGTAAATTCATGTTATAATTAATATATGCTACCTACTTGGTAGCATTTGTTCTCTAGGAGGTATTTTACAATGAGAGAAGCAAATGTTTGGCTAGGGGTATTATCGTTGGTTATTTGTGGTACTGTTTTTTCAGGGGCTGCAAATGCAACGAATGAAAACAACTTACTAATTAAAGAGTCCGTTAAGTCTGCCACCCAAAAGGTGGCCTTTTTGGTTTCTAAAGAGAAAAAATTAGAAAAGTATGAAAATGCTCATAATTTAACTGATGAGCAACTAGTTGATATGTTAAGGTTTGTGGGGTTTGAAGGAAAGGCTTTAAGGTCTGCTTGTGCTATTGCAAAGGCAGAGTCTAATGGTCGTCCCCTTGCTTTCAACGGTAACGTAAAAACTGGAGATAGTTCTTACGGTGTATTTCAAATAAATATGCTTGGAGAGTTAGGATCAGATCGTAGAAAAAAGTTTGAGTTGGATTCAAACGCTGAGTTATTAAATCCAGTAGTAAATGCTCAGATTGCTCTTCATATGACTAAGGGTGGAAAAGACTGGTCTGCTTGGACTTCCGTCAATGGAAAAAGGTATCAAGAATGGTACAACGAATATCCTTGTAAAAAATAAATTAATGCCCTATTTTAGAAAATAATAAGGTATTTTTTAATTATACTCTTTTCTTGACCAAAAATTTTTTTTATAAGCATTAAGAAAAACACTTTTTAATATTTTATGCTGATTTTTTCTTTTTTATTTATTTTCATTTCCCATAAATCTCTTTTAAAAGGAATAATTTGTGCTATTGGAGTCCCTGCTGGAATTATTCCAGAAAAATCTTTGTCTTTAAGAATAAAAGGAAAATTAACCATATTATTGTATTTGTCTGTATCAACAACGCCTTCAAGAATTGTAAAAATTTTACTAGGATTGTGCATTGGATTAATGAATAAACACGAATATCCTGGTGGTGTTTTTATTGACCAGGCATTAATAAATTTAAGAGCATCTTTATTGTTTGATAATGGATGATCTTTTAATTGATTAATTTCGTGAAATTCAAGGGCTGTTGGTACTGAATCGTCTGAATAAATAATTTTTGGTCTTATATCATTTGGATCAACTTCTATTTCATTTAAGTTGTTTTTGTTTATAGGATTATAATTTATATATATATCACAATATGTTGTAATTATATATCCCATTGTCATAGCATCTAAAACTGGAATACATTTTTTTATTGTTTTACTAGTTTGTTTTGTTAAAATATTTTTATTGTCATAAGATGGTTGTGTTTTTTTATACCAGTCTGGGATATATTTTTTTGTTGGATATGGATCATATAAATCACTAATATTTAAAACTTTTGTAAAATCAATTTTTTTTGATTTTTTAAACATTTCTTACCACCCCAATTTATTTTTTTAAATTACTATGAGCCAGTTTCTTCAACCCAAGTAAGAGTGGCTTCGTTCCAAACATAGCGCTTGTCGTCGGTTGGCTTTGGAGTTGGGGCTTCCCATAAAAGTGTGTCTGTATTTAAAATCCAAGATTCGTATGGTTTTGCAGGAATAAAGTTTGTTTCGTTCCATGTATAACCTATGTCAACAAGAACATTTGCTGATATATAAACACAGTATGAACCTGTTACTTGTTCTGCAATTGCTGCAGATGCTGCTAAAATGATATTTGTAACTTTATTCTCAGAATCTAAGACTGCAAACTTTTTCATTCTTTTTCCTTAATATCCAAAGATATGAACAACACCATTTAAACCATTGGCACCAAGGCTTGTGCTTGCAACATTTGAGCCACTTGATCCGCCAGTAACTCTAACAACTGTTGATGCACCTGGGTTTAATGCTGGTAAACTTGTTTGTGCTGTAAGCGTACCAGCGCTACCAGCAGAACCAGCACCACCGTGGTAGGATGAATTGTCTCCAGTGGAACCACCAGTGGATGCATTTGCTGTAATTGCTCCATCAAAACTTGTAAGTCCTCCGCTATTCGCTTGTGAACTACTAGCGCCTGATGATGCTGTGCCACCCGCTCCGACTGTTACCGTATGTGGTGCTTGAGGGTTTACTTGAACATACGCTCCATATGAAATGTTGCCTCCACCAACGCCTCCAGCATATCTGCTACTTCTTCCGCCTCCTGCTGATGCTCCTGTAACTGATACATAAACTACGGTTGTTCCTGCTGGTGGATAAAATACACCGCTACTGACGAAACTCTGTAAGTGCCTTAACTTTGAAGGAATTACTTGTGTTGTTGTTGCCATTATGAAATCTCCGATCCAAAGGCGCTAAAACTTGCATACCCACCTAAGCCAAATACTGACAATACGTCTGTTGTTGCAAGAGTAAGGCCAAGCGTGTATGTGTAATTTGCAAATGCTGGCACACCAACTGTGTGAACAATATAATGTTTATCTGCAATTGCTTCTCCCGCAGGTCTTACTGCAATCCGAATTTCTTCAGAACTTGAAGTAGTGTTGCATACGACAATAGTAGAAATTACTGCTGAAGTACTTGCAGGCACTGTATAAAGTGAGGTTAAAGTATTTGCTGTTGGCTTTGATTGGCCTAAGACTTTATATTGTGTTGCCATTTTATGCTCCCATCATTAACATTACTTGGGTTAAGACATCTGGTGCCTGTTCCCATGTAGATATTGTACCATCACTTTTTAGAAATTTTCCGCCTTGTCCAACAGGAGATGGTAGAACTGTTGTCCAACTACCTCCAATATAAATTTGTATTTCATTTATTGTTGAACCCCCAGCATTTTGTCTTATTAAACATATAGTGCCAGCAGTAGGGGATGGAATTGCTGCATCTCTGGCTGCTGGATTAAGAAAATTATTAGTTCCTTTTTTTGCAACAGATGCTTCTACGGTTGTAAAGTTAGAGAGGTGTGTGTGTAGTCCAGTCCATTCAAATGTTCCAGAGATATCTGTCTTTCCAGAAACTTGATACCAAACATCATTTGCTGCATTGTATACGTAGGCTGCTTTACCGTCTGAATCAAATACTGTTGGCATTAGATCACCCTATTAAATGCGCTAGTGTCGCCATTGTAAACATACATCTCAAGTGGGCTTGAACCTTTTTTAATCCAAATAAGACCATTTGCTAAATTTGTTGATGGAGCAGTTGTTGTATACGCAGAAGTTGCTGAATAATATCCAACCCCTGCAGATGAATCTGTATCTAGCCAAACATATCCATCTGGAATTGTGTTAGAAAATGCTGTAAATGCTGCTGCAGTGGGAGCAGTTGTAGTTGCTCTTGAACTATCTCTTGCTGCAACTTCTAGTGCAGCCTTTGTAGTAATTTGAGTTTGTAAATTATTGATAGTGTAAGCAATAGATGGATTTAAAAGATTTGCTGTATTAGTTTCTGCGGTATTAAAATCGTAAGATCCATAATGGTATGCCTTTAAGGCATCTTGAATGTTAGCATCGTCACTTAATGCTGGAATTTTAGTTGGTACTAAGTTTCCTATATTTTCTACAGCCATGTGGTCACCTCTATAAAGATTATACCATTTTTGTTAAACTATAGAGATAAATAAATGGACTGTCTTACTTCCAGTAAGTGCTGACCAAGTACCACCGCTATATTGAACTGCGTCAAAATTTATTACTAAATTTGTTCCAGCACCTGCTAAAGCAGGAATCTCCATTGATGAGGCAATTGGATTTGCTCCTTCAATTTGAAACTGAACGCTAAAGTTTGAAGCGGTAAGTGGTGAACCGCTAACTGTTACTATATTTGATATAGGAATAGTTATTGCTCCTGCGCCAGAGGTAAAGGCAATAGTCTCTACAGAAGAGTAAATTGCTGGACTTACTTGTAAAACCTGAACCCAAGTATTTGCACCAGCCTGAGAAATATATTGATACATGTATCCATAATTTTCTCCTGGAGCGGTATTAATATACATATCGTTTAAAATTAAAGTATTTCCAAATAAAACACCACTGGCTGTTAGTGCATTAGGCTCTCCAGAGCCAACAATAAATTTACTACCACGAACACCTTGTGGACCAATATCAACCAACAAGTCAATTGACTCTGGTGGTCCTATAACTACAACATCATCAGTATTAAGTAATACGTCAACCATTATGAATCATCTGCTCCAGTAATATCATCTGTTACTGTTACAGTCCCCGTTAAAAGTGTATAGACTAATGTTGCTCCAGAATCAATCTGAACATCATAAACATAATTTCCAGCAGTTAGGCTTTCTCCTGCACCTGGCAAAATTGTACAAGTTACAGTGTCTGCAGATCCATCAACAATAGCCTGCATTTCGTACTGAGTTTTACCTTCTCCTCTTGCACTAGCAACAAAAAAGTTTGCGCTGTATCCTGTTAAATCAAAAGCCCCACCGTTTGCAGTTTTTGGACGGATTACAAATTCATACCTATCACCACGGTAGTAATTAAAATTATATGTGCCTGGAAATGCCATTAGTCCTCCTGCTTAATTATACCACTAAGAGACTGATACATAGATACCTTTTAAAATAAAAGAACTTTCATTGTCAGTTCTGACTTGAGGTATTCCTCCATAGTTTTTAATTCTATCGCTATTGATAAAAATGGTTTGACAATATGAGATATCATATGAGTACTGATACTTGACTAAACCAACGTATCCAGTTGGAGAAAGATCCTCGTCTCGTAAAAGAGTTCTGATCCAAACCTCTGTATTTGGATTATAAGTCTCTAAAGAAAAATCATATCTAATATCTACTTTTGAACCAACTTTTAAGGTTTTTAAATTTATATGATTTGTTGTTGAGTTTAATAGAGAAACAGATTTATTTGGCAAATAGGATTCAGTGGTTTTTGATTCGTCTATATCTAAGAAAAAACTTACCCAACCATCCTCTCCTCTTTCTGGACCTAGCCTATACTCTTGTGTGCTTTTATTTGCATAGTATGCCCAGCCAGGATACTGGCCAGATGGGCTGTCATATCCATCCCCTGCCCTTCCTGGCTCTCCACGTTCACCTTGTGGGCCTTGCCTACCAATATCACCTTTATCACCTTTATCGCCCTTTGGTCCGCGTTCTCCTTGAGGACCTGCTGGCCCCACATCACCTTTTTCTCCAGTAATTCCAGGAACGGCAACATACTCAGTTGTTCTAACTTCTTGGATTGTTTCTAGATATTTTTTCTTTTGAGGAAAGTCCATGCTTTTAGCCATGACTTATCCTAACTACTTTATTTTAGTTTTAAATATTTTTTTGCCAATTTTTATTACTGGCGGAAGAAGCGGTGTAGGGTTTGAAACTTTTACTATTGGCATTATAGACCTGGCGTCATATCACTTAAAACACATATTGTTCCTATAACTGGAGTCCAAACTGTGTCTGCATTTGGCCCACTTCCACCCTCTATGATTACCTCAAGGTCAAATCTTAACTCTGCTGCCACTTGGTTGTAGCCTGTGCCCCAGTCCTCTGTGACTGATGCGGGAGCCGTAATTGTTGCCTCATTATCATCAACAGTTACAGTTAGGTTATCTAATACATTTCCCATTGGATCGTAGGCAGTTGCTCTAAACGTCCAGTCGTCGCAGTCAAAGGGAGTTATTTCATCATCCTCTAAAAACTCTACAAGCAGGGTTGCTGTGTCTCCACGGACTACTGTCCATTGAATATTTGCTGGCGAGGCGCCATATTTTTCTACTGTAGGAGCACACATGATAATTGATTATACCATTAAATAAAACTGGACACCTAGACGCAGTGGGGTGGGGGTTAGAATCTAGGCGCCAGCATAAAAATTATAACATCTTGTTTCAATAGTCATATATTCTTAAATTAAAGACCATGATATGATTGTTATATGAATTTTAACGTTAAAGAACAAAAAATTAAATTTTATCCAGAGTCCAAACTAATAAAAGAAGTTGTTCCATCACCACAAACAGTAAAAATTCCTAAATGGTTTAAAGATGCTCCATTATATCAAAAAACTGAGTCTTCTGGTATAAACGATAGACTTGTTGTTGAAGGTGGATTTACCAATTACGGCCCAAAGACATGCATGCCATTTTTAGACTCATTAACGACTGGCTATTCATTTAATCTTTGGTGTGATATACAAGTAAGGATTAATAAAAACGGCAATCATATAATTACCTGGGCCAATGATGACCATCGTCTTAATCCTTTAATTTCTCGTCCAATTCCAGAAAACTTTCCAGTTCCAAATGGCTTTAGCCCATTGATGTTTAGTTGGAAATCTAATTGGGGAATTAAAACACCTAAAGGATATTCTTGCATCTTAACTCACCCATTTAATAGAACAGATTTACCATTTCTAACAACTACTGGAATTATGGACACAGATGGGTGGGGCATTTGGGGAAATCAACCCTTTCATATACAAAAAGATTGGGAAGGTGTTATTGAGGCTGGAACTCCAGTAATTCATATTTATCCTTTTAAAAGAGATAACTGGAATTCAGAAATAGACGAATCTTTAACTGAATGGGCAAACTATGAAGACAATAGACGTTCCTCAAAATTTAGAGGATATTATAAAAATAAACGTTATAAACCAGACATTAAAGAAATTGTTATAGAATTGTTATAATCATTTCTGCGTAAACTGTAAAAATCCAGAGTATTAAAGTGTATACTTAAAAATATAAAGAAAAAGAATAACTAGCAAATAAGGTTTTAAAGTATCTTATATATTATATATAAAGAATTATTTTTTAGAATGATCTTTAAAATGTTCAACCAAAAGATCAAACAATTGGTCAGTCTTTTTTTCTAAGCGGTCAACGGAGTCTTTCAAACTGGATCCTGAATTCGGCTTAAGTTCGTTTAAATAATGTTTTACGAGCCAACGGATTCCTCCAGCAACAATAGCAAGTATTGAAAGCGTTGTAAGGATTAATCGTGCCCAGTCTTCTACTGTCATCATTGTAAACAAATTATATCACTATTTGAGATTAATTATTTAATTAAAATAATAGTTACTATCTTAAATCTTAGTATATCCGTAATAAACAATTTGCGATGCACCACTGGTATTGGCAATTGTAAAATCAAATCTATTGCTTGTCGTACCAGCATATGTAGCATCGGTACTTATTGTGCCTGCAGAGCCTCTAATCTGATTAGGTATTGCTGTTAGTAGAATAGGGCTTCCACCACCTGTGTAGTTCCAAGCATACTGAAATCCTATTGCGGATACATTGGCATTTGATACTGATGCAGTAGCATTCCACAATAAAATACCATTAGGAATGTTGCACTTAACCCACATGCTGTAAGTACCTTCTGATGGAACTGTAAAACTGTACGTGCTAGTTCCTGCGGTAGCAGTCCACGAATCTGCTACTGGTGTATATGCAGTTGTCTGCACAGTTGCGTCGGAAAATGTGATCTGCCCATTTTGGGTAAATCTTGCCATTCTAGTTTCCTAATTCTATGCTTGTTTGTAAAACTGCTACCTGCGATCCATTAGTATTGGAAATTGCATAAAGTGCATCAAAGCCCGAAAGTGCAATTGACCAAGCACTACTTGGATAAATTCTGTATCCATAATTAGATGAAGTAACACCGATTCCGCCGATATACACAATTGCAGTTGCGTGAACATTTTGAATAGTAATGTCCAAACCTGAGTGAGTTCCATTTGGAGTTAGGCGTGTAGCAGAAGTATTGCTGAGTGTGGTGAGTGAGTGTTGAGTCATAAAAAATATTATATCATTATTTGATATTAAATTTCCGCGGGAATTAATAAAGCCGAAAATAGAAATACCAAACCACTATAAGACACACTATGACTGCAAGCAGTCACTAATGTCTAACTGGATGTAGTATCTATGCTTGCTTAATATCCCGATATAGGATATAATGGATTGTGCTAGATAACATTAAGCAAATCCTCATTGAAGGTTTGACAAGTAAACTAAAAATACATCATAGCGTTTACAGACTGCCTTGTACAAGTGAGTTTCTAGAAGAACTTATCGCCAACACTTTCACAGAGAATGGTTTGATAAACGACTGGCAGCCTAATAGAAGCCATAGCATAAGCGTAGACATGTCTTTAGAGTCAGGCGAGAGTTTCTCTATCAAGTCTGGAGTATACGCAAATAACACACTAACTTTTTCTGGATCCCGTCTTGGAAAATATCAAACCTTAGATGCCATGATATCTAGCGTAGTGGATAATAGTGCTAAGTATTATGTGTGTCTTGCTAAGTCAGAAGAGGATTGGTCTTCTGTCCCCGCCGAAAATGAAAAGAAGGTTTATTATTTGTTTGTATTTGATTCCCAAACCTTGATATATGATAGTGGGGTTTGGAACAAAGTTCAAACCAAGTCTGGGGGATATAATTACGTTATGGAGTCTATAGGTTTATCTGCTAGAATTAATACTAGTATGTCGTCACAATTATGGACCAGTGTTAATGAGTCACTTATTGGTGCCCCGACAAAATTGGAGATCTTGTGATGTCTAAAAAACCGATCAATGTTTATTGGTCAGATATTCTTCAGCCATGGTCTGATACAGATTGGTCTTTCTTATATCCAAAACCAAAAACTTTATTTTCTAATTTGATTCAAGAAAGAAATGACCCAAAGGACACTGGATCATTTTTTTTATGTCCAGCCGTTTCTACAAAATTTAAAAAAATGTTAGTATTTAATTTTCCGATTGATGCTTCTTACAACTATGGCTATAACGAAGTTGAATCAAAAATTATTCCAACATCAAGAAATCATATTCCTGCGTCTAGTATAAGAAAAGCAGCATTAAAGGAGAAACCTAGTTTTGAATTTTCACTTTCTTGGCTCTTTTTTTCAGACGAAGATCTTTCTGTTTATTTTACTCCACCATTTTTTCATAGTCCAGAATACATGCAGTATGGAACAGTTATGCCTGGGGAATTTAATATAGGAAGTTGGTTTAGGCCATTTAAGTTTGAGATGCAAACCTGGAAAAAAGAAGGAGATATTGTTTTTAAAGAAAATGAGCCATTATTCTACGCAGAATTTAAAACAGATAGACCAATTATTTTTCATAGATTTGTTGAAAACGAAAAACTAATGAAGTATAGACATGCAGTTGTTAAACATAAAATGTTTGTGGGAAGTTTTAAACCTTTATCAGATAAATATCAAAAATTTAAAGATGTTGGATATAAAGAAAAAATACTTACCGAAATAAAGAAAAATTTAGTTGATGAAGAACCTTTTAGATTTTAACTATTCTTCAAATGAAGTTTGGGTCTCCATTAGTTTGTTAAACTTTTCTTCTTTGGTTGGTTCACATTTACAGGTATCACAGCAAGGCTCATTGTTTATAATAGATTGACCGTCTTGCAGTAATGCTATTTTAATATTTTCAGGTTCCGTGTTTTCAAACCCATTATTAAAGTCTGCTCCTAATTTAAATTCCATTGTCCTCCATGTATTTTAATCGTTCCATGAGTTTATCATACTCTGGATCTTCAAGCATTTCTTTAATGGCATCTGTTACTTTTTGACTTGGCTTACCGTCGTCTTTGATTGGCATACCGTCATCATCTGCCATAGATGCTTCAAGGTTATCTAAGATACCCATATTAATCACAGGTAGAACAGTAGTTGTCAACACGAAGTTGCTCTTTTGCAATCCAAATAATCTTGCCACAGCGGTAGCAAGCCTTCATAGAGTATTTTTTCTCTCTACGGTCTTTCCGAATTTCTAGTCCTAGTAAGTGCATATATTTATTTTATCATACTTAAGCCGACTTGTCAAATAGTGTATACTAGAAAACTAGATTGGGGTAAATATGTTATTTCACAAGCACCTGCTAATCAACGCCAGAGTTGAGAAGCCTATGAACAGCGAAGAAGAGGCAAAAACCTTCTTAAAAAATTTAGTTGAGCGTATTGATATGAAGATTATTCAAGGACCTTTTGCATCTTATGTTGACAAACCAGGCAATCGGGGCCTAACGGCTATTGTAATGATTGAGACTAGCCATATAGCGTTTCATATATGGGATGAGGCGGATCCAGGGTTAATGCAGTTTGATTTATATACCTGCGGAGAATTGAATCTACCTTCAGTGCTGCTAGCAATTGGAGAACAGTTTAACATTATCTCTATGGATTATAATTTATTTGATAGAGAGAATGGGTTCGTTCTGGAAGATAGTGGCTCCTATCCAGAAGCATCCTCTGACTACAAAATCTGAAAAAATTTTCATTTTACAAAAATCTGAATATTTTTCTTAGATGTATGATATGTGATTTTAAAAATAAAAAATAAAAAAAATAGTGAGCACACTACTCTGACTCTGTATAGTGTGCCCTATCATAGTTAGCAAGTGTCCCACCATTTTCTAGGTGGGCTTGCCTTCTTAGTTGCTCAACAGAATACTCTGCCAATTATTTTCTCCATTGTCTTACTGACCATACTAGCGCAATTGTTCCCACTAGTAACCATGTAGGGATTTCTATTGCTATACCGCTTGGATATAGGTTGCTAACATATAGCGATATGTATTCCAAATCTGCGTAGAACTCCATAACTATTTAACCTCCACTTCTCTAATGTTGTAAGTGAAACCCTTACCTAGTTTATTTAATTCAGCCATCACTGATAATAGTTCGTCAGAACTGCTAGCCTTATTGCCTACTGATAGTAAATTGCCACTCTGCCATAGTGAGTATGTAATAGTCATATTTAGTTATTCTCCTCTACATTGTATTGAGCAGATAGATAAGCGTTAGCCTGACTTAGTGCGTCAAGGATACTCTTATCCTCTCTATCGTAGCGAGCCTGTTGGGCTGCTCTAATTTCATTTACTATATTGTTCATTTAGTTATCCTTTCATAGATACTTTCTTTATACCCTCTAGTATAGTAGGGGGCACTGACATTTTGGGGATTTTCCCTTAGTGTCGTGATGTGATATACACCACTCGTGGAGGTCTTATTCGCTAGGCTCATCCTCTTGTAGAGGCTTACTCGCTAGGCTCATACCTAATTCTGTATTTTCTTGTATGGTAATACTATCAGACATAACCCTAAAAGTCAAATCCTAACGCGGCGTGTCGCATGTGAGTTATACCACATAGACAATCAGGACAAATCGGACATTGACTCGGGGATTTTTTAGTTATCCACATGACGCACATCACACTAAGATTTACGCTCAAGTTATCCACATGATATACATCACAATCCGTTTTGTCTGTTATGTCCGTTCTACTGGTGAGTATTGTCAGTGGTCGCTGTTATACTTACTAGTATAAAGATTGAACAATAAGTAAATCTCTTAAAGAAAGGAATTCAAAATGAATTCACTTAAAAATAAAGTGTGTAAGCACACCGCTAATGAATTAGCGATATCTATCGTAAATGATATGAAATATTCTTTCTGCGAAAATTGTGAGCAGAATATTTATTCTCACTATATTGAGGATAGCGAATTGCTATCTTATTGGTCTTCATGGAAGGTTGGTAAATAAATGTTAAATAATCGTTTAGAACTTTTAGAGCAAATAGAAAATGCTCTAAAAAATAAATATAATCATAATCCTGCTTTGGCTTATTCTTATCTATGGGGCTATGCCCAAAATACTTTGTCTGACGAACAAATTTTAAATTTAGCGGAGCAAGTATGCTAAGCGAAATAAAAAATAAAATAATTCGTATTCAAGAATTGCGCCGCAGTAATGCGGCTACACCAATTCCAAATAAAAAGAAATATACTAGAAAGGTAAAACATAAAAATGGAAAATAATAAAGATGTTTTTGGATTTGAAAAAGCAATTGATATTTCTAAATTAACTAAAGAGCAATTAGATCTTTTAGAAAATATTTTAAAAGATTTTAAATAAATAAATTGCAATAAAAAACCCGAGCCACCTCGGCGCAGACGGCGTGTCGCTTTAAGGACAATGTGTTTAAGATCACGAAAATCCTGTGGCGAACCTCACACCGTTGAGCGTCTCATTATTTGGACTTACTGGCTAGTAGGTTGATAATCTCTGCTAATTTTGGTAAACTTACCTAGTAAGAAAATAACAAGAAAGAAGGTGGCTTATAATGGCTAACTTATACAACATACAAGATTTACTAATTGGTAAAATCTATAACTCACAAACTTTGCGTGGTGAAATTATATCCGCAGATAAATCAGATAGTTGGTTTGGTAGATATAACCAAGGTTATCTAGTTCAGGTTCGTAGCAATACGGGCAAATATACCTATCGCACAGTAGCAGTTCGTGCTGATGATAATTCAGAAAGGTATGTGGACTAATCATGACTATAAAAAAATGTATCTATTGCTTAAATAGTGCTTATGTATCTAAGCGCTATCTCCCTGCTATTTGTGATGAGTGTATAATGAAAAATATTCAGATCAAATCAAATGCTACTCCTGCCTATCATGAAACTAATGTAAAGGAAATGTGCTAATGGGTTATGTAGAAATATTCACCATGAATTCTGAGGGTGCTGGGTGGCTGGATCTCTCAGATATTCCCGCAGAAACTCTCTTAGAGTTAGAAATTGGTTTATTCCAAGAAGGGGCTTTGTGAGGTATCTCACACCCCCAATGTCCTAAATGTCCGATTTTAGATTTGATAATCTCTGTTAAATCTGTTAAACTTGCTACTCAAACAAACAAACGAAAGGTGGTCAGAAATGACTTATACTGTAAAACTAGAAACCTTTAATGGTGCTGTAAAAAATATCAACCTACCTTCTCAGGGTGCGGTTGCTCAATTCATAAACACTTATCCAAACCAATTACCTGTGGGCGTATCTGTAAAAATCGCTTGTGATGTGCTAGGTGTTAGTGGCACACTAAGAGGAAAGGCGTTGGTGAAATAATGATAAACTCCGTAATGTCTTTCCCCTGTGATGAGTGTTCAGGTTCAGGGTTAATCTTTTGGGGAGATAACCTTAACTATGATGTGGAAAAATGCGAGTGTAATGATTTCGCACTAGGCACTTTATTTACTAGTAAGGAAAATGACTAATGACTAGAAAAGACTATATACAAACCGCTAATATCTTAAAAAGTTTTGTAGATGAAATTCCGCAAACCACTTATGAGGATTTAGTAGATAATTTTGCTGATTGGTTTAAATCAGATAATGATAATTTTGATTTCGCAAGATTTGAAAAGGCTTGCGGTATTGATGAAATTGGTTTAGTTCTAAACTAATAAATAAAAATCCTGGACACGATTTAAAACTGTCCGAACATTTGTTCTAAAAGCCCGAGGGGGTTTTCCACAGGCTTATCCACAGGGCGATTATGTGATTAAAAACACACTCCAGATCCCCCAGATTACGGCGTCTAATTGGATTTTGTCTGTCTTATCTGATAGGATAAAGATATAACGAAAGGAAATAAATGGGTAAAGTAAAATCAACAATAATGGATATATTAGAGCATGACTTATGCTACGGCTATGGTTGGATATATCAAGGAAATAATGTAGACTTTGATAGTGAGGCTTGCGAATGTAATCCTTATGCTATCTCCGCTGATGAACTAATAGATTGGAAACTAAACTAATGGAATATAATTATTCACTTACTACTTCCTATGATGGGGAGTTAGTCAATACCCTGCGAGTTAGCGATATGCTACAAGCAGTTAGCGCATGGGATAAATGCGTGGACTATGGCTTTGCTAAAGAATACGCAACCTATAACTTGTCTGACCCTATGGGCAAGATGTATACTAAAACCTTCTACACTAATGGAGAGGTCGTAATTAAATAATGGGAAGCATAACAGCCATTGGTCTAGCGGATACAACGCTAGACTTAGAAACACAATTAGCGTATCACTTACAAGGTAATCACTATCCACCAATACCAAAAATAATGGTGCAGCCTTGCATTGAAGCAATTGACGCTTACTATGATGAAGACTATTCTCGTAAAATAGAATTACCAGTTGTTGATGGCTTTCAAATTAGTTGGAAGGGCAACACTTGGACTACCGCCAGCGCATTGGTATCACACGCACACCTAGAGTGGTTCATTGAGCCTAGTGATGAGGATATAGATGAGTAAAGACTTACAAGATAAATTAGATGCAGTTGCAAAAATTCTAGAACCTATTCTTTGGGAAACCTTAGCAGAAATTGAGGAACAAGAATGATTGATTTAGAAAATGATGATACCATTCAAATTGTGGACTATGTAAAAGTTGATATGCTAACTTCAGGGCAATTAGAGATTGATGATAATATCTTAATTGCTGATGAGGTTGTGTCTATTGTAGATATAGTTTCATTACCTGATGGATACACTTTAGAAATTGTAAATGATTTTGGTGAAAGAGAAATAATTCAAGTTGGTGAGTTTGATCAATTTGATTTAATGATGTTGCAGTAAGGGGCGCCCGAGGGGGCGATTTGTCCGATTTGTACTAATTAAGGGGAGTTGATATTTTTCCCATATTCTGCTAGAATTTTCATATGACTACGCCACAGTTAAAGAGATCTCATGACAGAAAGGTTGCTAATCTTGTTACAAAAAACGGAAAGCAAGCCGCAATTGCCAACACTTTTGGATTACCTGCTGGAAAAGCATATTCATGTCCTGGTGCCACTAGTGTTTGTGAAAGTGTTTGCTACGCAGGAAAACTTGAAAAGTTATTCAAAGGAGTAAGAACTAACCTCCTACACAATTGGGAATTATTAAAAGACGCTGATGAACCTACTATGGTTGATCTATTAGAAAACATGATTGCTGATTTTAAAAAAGATTGTGAAAAGAAAAATGCGCCATTGCTATTTCGCATTCACTGGGACGGTGACTTCTTTAATGATAAATACACTAGAGCATGGCAATATATCATCCTTAGCAATACAGATATAAAGTTTTGGGTATACACTAGAGTACAGTCTGCAGCGTTAATGCTTAAGGGTATACCTAATCTATCTTTATACTATTCCACAGATAGTGAGAATAAAGAGATAGGTGTTAGTTTAAAGAAAGATCATGGCATACGCCTTGCATACCTTGCAAAGAATTTCGCCATAGGTCAAGCAGATATGAAAGAGTTATTTAATAAACCTGGTGCTAAGTGTCCTGAGAATCTAAAAGCAATTCCACTTATTTCAAGCGCTGGCTCCGCTTGCGTATCATGCGGATTGTGTGTATACTCTAAGAGCGATATAGTTTTCTCATCGTCTAAAAAATAGGGGTAATTGTGGAATTAGTAATTCTAACTATCTTATTTATCATGGTCTTATTCGCAGGTATGGGACACTAATTGTCCGTTTTGTCCGTTTCGGTATGGTGGTGTGATATACATCACAGATACCACATCTCAAAATATGAGATTATTAGAAATACGATTTGTATTTTTAGCCAAAAAATGTTAGAATTAAACAGTAAGCAAACAACCAACAAGAAGGAGTAATATGTCCGTAGCAAACGCAATATACAAAGTAGGCGACACCTACACAAGCCAAAAGTCAAAGGCAACAGGCGTTATCAAAGAAATCGTGCCACAAGCCAATGGTAATGTTCGTGTTAAGTTAGATGTTAATGGCTCAACTCGCTGGACAACTTGGACAGCAAAAGCCTTAGCCTAGTGGCTAAAAGTCCTGAGCATGACTACTAAAACTGCTCAACTTAATACCCCCATCAACTACACCAAACGAAAAGGAAACCAAACCAAATGGCAAGAAGCAAACCCATCAGCGTAAAAATCGCTACCACTAAGGTTATTACCGCCTTAGAAACAAAGTTAGCGCAATTACAGGCTGACTACGCAAAGCAAGATGAAAACGAAGCCAAATACAAATTGGCACAAGAAGCATGGCAAAAATCTCTTGGCAAATGGGCATTAGATAAAATCTCTGATGCTAAAGACCTACGAGTTAATTATCGTCAATGGTCAAAAACCCTTAATGTGGATTTTGATTTAACGCTTGATGAGAAGGATTTTCCTAAAGAGCCTGAAAAGGATTACTTGGAAATCCACCGCCATACTTACAATGAACAAAAAGAGGAAATGGAAAATGCTATCCGTATCCTTAAAATGACAGATGAGGAAACAGTTAGCACTAGCACCTATAACGCTATTGCTCGTTATCTTTAATTAGATAATTAGGTGGGGAAGGGTATTTGACTTCCCCCCTAAAAAATGTTAGACTAAGTAAGTAAGCAAACCACCACAACAGAAAAGGAAAATCATGACACTAGGCGGATACACATACCAACTAGGTGATTTATTCACCACTAGTAAAACAGGCGTAACTGGTAGAATTGTAAAGTTCTCACCAATTAACTCTAAACTTACTAGAGTATCTCTAAAGTTAGCAAATGGCGCACAACGCCTTGCTATGGTAAGCACAACTAAATAATTTATCTCTGATAAGCACTTGGCTTAATTGCTA